GATTCTTACTTTAGCACACTCAAGAGAGCTTGTCAAGAATGTGCTATGTAAGTATTAATACCACTTCCCCTCGAAGTTCTCAATGCCTTGCATGAGTGCATAATGCTCAACTTCTCGGATGACTAGAAGAGTACGTTCTTCATCTCTGAAGTCTGAGTAGTGCATTGCATTCCACAGAAGATAAGCTTCAAACTCATGAAAATGATCACGATCATCAGTCGTAAACTGGATCACATACTGAGCCCCATCAGGGATAGACACTATAGAAACCCTCTGTGTCTCTGCATCCGATCTGATGATCACTCTCTTTAATCTGAACTGTAGCATCTTTAGAACTCCTCAAAAGGTCTGTTTGTGTCTATCGATGAGCACACTATAGCAATTCACAAGTCACATGTCAAGCCATCCCCCATCCCCTCTTCACGGTATCCCCATCGAACCCCTCACGCTATTATAATAATAGGCAAATGGACGACCTTCGGGTTGTCTTAAGGTTGATAATAGTGGAACTTAAGGGAGCAACAGATTTGATATAAGTAGAAATACCTATGTTACCCCGAAAAAACATAGATGAACCAAATGTAAACAATAGGGTCAGTAGTTACCCTAAAGGCTTCCCTTGGGCACCCTTACGCACGCCTACACATATATACGTAAATTAGGCAGAAGGTGTATACGAGCAGCAATGAGGAATCTCAAGGCACCCTATGGGGGACACACGCCCGTGTCTGTCTTAAGGTGCCACCTTACAAATTTATTATAAAATTCTAATCAAGGTGACCCTTAGTTTACCTAAAGGTATCTGTTGTTACACTTAAGTTACCCTAGAGTTAACCACAAGTTATCGTCAAGAGATAGCAAGCTAACATAAGGAGGCGTACCCTAAGGGTTAGCTTAAGGTACACCTTAAATGGTCTATAGGCTAACTATAGGCACCCCTTAAAGGGGCTATAGTAATCCACCTACAGCAGCTCTAAGTAGTGCATCAACTGTACCTACATCACCATTCAATAAGGAAACCACTAAAAGGACAATAATAATGATGATCTTGATAGCTACTACTAGTTTATGATTCAATGGTCTCATATGGATACTTTGAGTTAACTAAAAGGGAACATAAAGAAAAATCTAAAGTCAGTCTTTATGAGCCCCTTTAGAATATCTCAAAGGGTCTATAGGTAACCCCATTATTTTTTTTATTATTATTTTCTTATTTTTTGTCATGATGGGGTCAGGTAGATATCTTATATATACCTTTTTCTGGCCCCTTCTGGGAGTGGAGATTTTATTCGGAGTAGTCACTTCACCCTTATAGGGATGATTTTATCTTGTAAACTTGTATCCCTCTGAATATTTGTATTTATTGAATCCCTTGGAAGTACCTGATTCTCTTACATTTTCTGTAATTGTATTTATTCCTATTTTTCTTGTAATAAACCCATGAAAGGCTTCCAAAGATTCCTCTAGCCATTCTGAAGTTACTTCATTTATTCCTTCATCAGCATCAATTCCCATGAAATCTACTAAATACTTGACACCTATAGCTAAGGCATCCAATCTATCATCGTGAACTAGTGATCCTCTGTCTGAGGTAATCCTAGTCATCTGATAGAATAGTGCATACTTGTAGTCACCTTCAGGGACACTATCGATATCCCTGTTGATGCACTCAGGGGTAACTATCATCTTATGGTTACCTAGGACAGGCTCTAGGGTATCTATGATGCGTACTTCTTTCTGTCCTGTTGACTTAACTTCTTTAGTACCGCATTCCTTATAGGTTTTCCTGAGGACAGGTTCAAATAGTTTGAGGTACATCCCGTCCCCGAAATTCCCTTCAATGACTACCTCATTAACCTTCCACTTCTTAGCAGTATTAGCTAGCTTATTTAGGACTACATCAGAGTATCCCCCTAGTAGACCTCCTGCTTCCATTACGTAGATATATCCATTGAGATAATAGAGTACACAATATCCCGTCTCATCACGTCCCCTGCCAGACGGATCAACACACATCATCTTATAGGAATACTTCTCCATCTCTGGGGAAGCTGTATGGCACATATAATAAGCATCTCCCTTTAATCCCATTACCTTTGGGATTTCCTGTAGTGAGACCTTACGAGCAGGGTCAGGCATCCACGTTAGTTTCATAGGTGCCTCATCTGTACTGAAGGTACCCACAATGAGATCTCTAAGTCTCAATGGATACTTATCAGCATCAGATAAGCTAGTGTCTAGCATGAACTGCAGCAGGAACCCAGCTCTTCTATAGGACAGCTCTCGTTTCTGTAGATCCTCTTCATTGAATCTAAGGGGATCTGTAGGCTTACCTGCGTACTTCTCAGGATCACTGTCATACTTGTCTGCAATGAACTTAGCTAGGCGTGTACCATAGTTAGCTCTCTGGGTCTCATCATAAGGATATCTTGCAGGGTAGATAATAGCAGTGTACCCTCTTTCCTGAAGTTCATTATAGAGAGACATTTCATTCTGAGGGGTACCAAGGTAAATGATGGTGCCATTAGGTTTAAGGACTGCATCGAACTCTTTTCAATTTGTTCAGTATAGCTCGCTACGCTATACCCGCTTTCGCAGCTCTATGTCGCCATAGAGTTCAGACTATATCAAAACCATTTAAGGTTCTAACCTTTTCCACCTGCTTAGGTGTACTCCATAAAGGATAGTCGTTAGGCATTTCTCAATGTTGCCAAGAATTACTTATAATATTTTGTTTGATTTTCTACAGTTCTCTCTCCAAGGAAGATACTGTAGGTTATCTAAAGTGTGAGAACCACCCTTACTTATAGGGAAGATGTGATCTACTGTCATATCATCAGGACATTTCTTATAGAACTCTCTTATCGCATTGAGCTCTTCAAAAGACTCTGCTATATATACGCCAGCTTTCCTACACCTATCACACGCTCTATAGAAAGAAGGGCAGTATTTATACGCTCTCTTCATCCAATTCTTTCTAGCAGCCTGCATAGCTTCAGGATTAGCTGCTCGCCACTTTTTGGTTACTTCTTTGACTTTCTCGGGGTTCTTAATATACCGAGCTCTTGATACAAGTTTCTTGCAGGATTTACACATAGGCTGTCCTATGTTTCTTCCGTCTTTAGTAATGCGCTTATGAAACTCCGATAAAGGCTTTTCCGCTTTGCATTTACTACATATTTTAGTTTCCATACTCTCTCCAATAGTATGGCAACATTGAGTTTAGCACGGGATTGTCTCTCTGAGAGTTCCCCCGTTTAGGTTAGTTTTGATAGTAGGTTTCCCCACTAAAAGGCAAAATTTACCAATTCGAATAGCTGATCTCTTAATACCTGAGTGAAGGAGTTATTCGGGATTTCGACGTCATCGGCGCAGATAATATCAGCACGAGAGCCTGTCAACTGACCTCTAATACCTACGGATTTAACTGAAGGTGAATGGTCAGGCTTAGCTGGGCCAACATCAAAGAGGTTCTGGGTGTCTCTTTGCCCCTCTCGTGCCTTCAGGTGATCCAAGAAAGGAAGCTCATTGATGATCTTCTTAATAAAGGTTGCATTAGCATCAGCTCTTTCCTTATTAGCTGAGACAATCATAATCTTCAGCTGTGGGTCTCTCCATAGGCACCACACTACATAAGCACAAGTAATGAAACTCTTAGCTACCCCTCGGAACCCCATAAGAATGAATCTATCATTAGGGGGATGCTGTAGTGTCTTAGCAATATCTACCTGAATAGGAGTAGTCTGTGGCAACCCAATAGTCTGCCATACTAAGCTGCAGAACAATGGAAAACTATTAAAGTATGGAATCAATGCTTTAGTTGACAAGGCCATTAGCTCCATAGTCTAACTCAAAGTTCTCCTTAGTAGCCTTCAGCAGGGATGCCAATGCATTGTCTCCATCTTCGCCAGCCTTAGGCACACAGTTGATGCCATTTCTCTGCAGTTCCTTAATAATCGCATTGTATAGCTGAGGGTTACGTTTCTCTGGGTCTTTAAGGTCGTTCAGCATGTTCTCTAGCATGCTGTCCTGAATCAAGCTCAGCAAGCTCTCTCTGTCTAATGGTTCTTTGTTCTTCATTGATTCTCACTCTCCTAGCAGCTAGGTATGGGTCTACCCAGTGCTTTTTTATCATTGTTATAATGCCTACTATAGTGTACACAATGGTACCTATGTAGACCCAATCACTTAGGGCTACCCCTAATACGGTAACCCCAGTGACAGCTATAGGGGGAGACATATTAATAATATCCTTTGCTATGGAGCCCCCATCCTCTACTGTAGGTTCTATATCTAGGAATCTCATTAGTTCACACCTAAGAGACTCCTAAAGTCAGCTTTCTTAAAGTGTGCTCCTTTAAGTAACTTTCCATCAGCTCTATAGGTAGGACAAAGGTTGCCATTGTCATCAACCATCTTGCTCATGAATTCCTCTGCAAGAGCCTTCATGCCTAACTCAAGAGGATACTTATGTTCAATAGCATACATGATGCAAACCCAGATAAGATCACAGAGTTCTTTGAAGTCCTCTGGGCAATCTGAAGCTTCCTCTGCCCATTCTTCAAACTCCTCAAGGATGAGCTTAAGATAGAGCTTTCCGTTCGTCCCTGAAGGGTGAACCTTGTCGAACAATCTCTGCATCGTGTCCGCAAGACCCTCCGTTGAATATTCTAAAGACTCGCTGATTGCTTGAGCCGTGGTATTCATGTTTTTCCTTTTTATCTAATTCAAATTTACCATCAATGAGAACATCAACATAATCCAAGATGGGTTCATCTTTGATATCCTCATAGGTACGTCCTGTCCATAACCAGATTCTCTTAGTGTTCCCATAGACATCCCTTACACGCTTCAGGATTTGCTCTACAGCGTGTTTGTTATAGGGCTCTAAGGGGTCACCACCTAAGATACTCAATCGTTCAATATAGGGCGATTTAAGAGCATCTAGAAGGGTGTCCATAGTATCTTCAGTGAACTCTTGACCATATTGGGGATCCTGAGCTTTCTTGTTGAAGCACCCACGGCAGCATAAGGAGCAACCTGAGACAAACAGGTCTACTCCTATGCCATCACCATTGGTCATACTACATATATCTATCTTAGCGTAGTTCATAGTTACATTGACACTCGGTCTTTAATTTCAGCTAACTTAGCATCGTTCATACGAGTACTTCCGTTAGCTTTGGTGTACCCTAGGTATCCGCAAACACGACTAATGACAGACAAGTTAGTAGATCCACAATGTGGACACTTATTCATGACATTAGTTGAATGCTTACCGCAGTCCTCACAATAGGCACTGTCAAAGTTAATACCCTGATAGAACCCTTTCTCCATACCTCGTAAGATCAGTGCCTTAAGTGCCTGAAGGTTCTCAGGGTTAGTCACTCGGACATACTGAATGTGGCCTCCGTTGCACATATGGAACATCTTGTATTCAGCATCCTGTTTCTCAAAGGGGGTGATAGGTTCATTAACGTGCATATGGAAGCTGTTAGTGAAGTACTCTCCAAACTGATGGTCACCTGTGTAATCAGCATATTGCTTAGCTTGAACCCCACAAAGGTTCTCTGCAGGCGTACCGTAGACAGCATAGAGATAGCCATCTTCTTTCTTGAACTTCTCTACCTTATCGTTAATATGCTTCAGTACAGTTCGGGCATACCAAGGATCCTGATAGAGTGTCTTACCCGTAGCAAGAATATTAAGTTCATTCAAAGCAGTGACACCAAAGGAAGCGGTCATGTAGTTAACCAAATCACCAATCTCATCGTCTGCCTTAAGGTTCCCCTTATAGAAACCCCCCTGCATGAATGCCATCGGATTGGTGCAAGCCTTAGTGTGTCTAATGAGATCATAGCGTTTCTTAAAGAAATTACGGATAGTCTCAAGTCGTACATCAAGGACATTGAAGAAATCTACATTATTCTTTTGAGAATAAGCCAAAATAAGGGGAAGATTAAGAGACACCGCCCCAATGTTACATCGACCATTAGTGATCCATTGGTTAGTCTCAGGATCCTTCCAAGGACTGAGATAAGCTCTGCAGCCCATCGGGGTCACTACTTGCCCATTCTTTAGATACTGCTTAGCTACAGCGTTGTTAACCCAATCCCCAGTCAAACTAAGGAAATCAGGATACATGCACTTACTGGAGCACTTAATGGCT